TCTAAACAAGGATTACCACCCATAACTCTATGGTCTTTATTATCCCCACCATTCTTCATACGAGAATATTTTCTCATGTTATCTAACCAAGCAAATCCAGGCTCACCATTATCCACAATCCGTTTGGCTGCTTCTGTATAATCCATACCCAACTCTGCGAATATACTATTATTACTTGTCCATCCATATTGATCCCTATGTGGGTTAACCTTATAATTTTTTAAGTCCAAGTATTCTTCATCGTGTGGATCACCGAATACAATTTCTGCTGTTCTTCTAACATTACCAGCTACAACACATTTACCAATTAGGTTCATTATGTCTACAATCGTAGTTACCGTGATTGGTTCTCCACTATTTTTTTCTAATACTTTTTTTATGTCGTCATGAACTTCTAAAAGTGGTTCATGTCCACTTGATACACCACCGAATCCACTTATTGGTTCACCGGCTGCTCTAATTTTACTATAATCAAATTTTATAGAAGCAGTTCCGTGAAAATAACTTTCTAGCAGAACCTTTAATGATTCAACCCAACCTTCTCTTGTATCGGGTATCTCAAAGGTAGACTCGTCACGAGTTTTATCCACACCCTTTACAATAATCTCACCAGCACCCTTACAATCAAATCCTACACCCACTCCTAACATACTAGCATCCATAAGGAAACAGAAAGGTTTAGCGTAATCATCTTTGATTGTTTTGGTTGATACGAAAGCACAGTTATTAAGGGCAGCGTATAAGCCTCGTTCTTCGGTTATGGCTGTTCCCATAGCCCAAAGTCCGCGACCAGGTGGCAAGAACTTCATATTGAAGATACGCTCATACATCTCTTGTGCTGACTTTTGAGCTTGCCACGGATTCCACCCTAATTGATGTCCATCAATGTGATTTTTTTGCATAGAGTAAGTTCCCTCTACGACTCGTTGAACGGTTTCCCACCATCGTTCATTTTTTCCATCTTCCTTAATTCTTGAATAGGTTCTCATATAAACCAATTCACCTAGACCATTAAAACCAAATGGTGCCTTTTTTCTTTTATATTTTGCTATAAAATTCTCTGATAATAAAAACTTCTTACTCATATACTTAATTCCTGTTTAATTGTTAACGATTTTGTGTGGAGGTCTATCATAAATATTAGCCCAACTATTTCTTTTTCTGATTAATGTCATTTTTTGAAAACAAATATCGGTTCGTACTTGTATCCAGCACCCATTATACTTGATAAAGTCAATTCTATTGTTTGCTCTTGTTTAAACCCTAATTCAGTTGCAATTCTGATAGTTTCTTCTTCTATAAACTTGTATTTTGGTGTATTTGCTATGTTAATTAACATGTGTTTATTACCCTTTAATCCGTTATAGCAGTTTTCAATTGTTTTGTATAAAAACCCATTTACCCATTCTTCTTTTGTTGGATATTTCTTAAAACTTTGAGTTTCTTCGTCACTATATTTTTCTGTGTCAAAATAAGGTGGTGAAGTAAAACACAAGTCCAAAGAATTAGCATCTGGTTCAAATTGTTCACTACCTAATTTATGTAATTCTACTGACTTTGTCAAGTAAAAAAAATCTTTTTTTATCTTTTTTAATCCTTCAAAGGTTAAACTTGATGGTTCTGTACCAATATACTTTGGTCTTGAACTTGCTAAAAATCCAAGTAATCTACCACCCCAACCACAACTCATATCCCAAATAGCATCACCACCAAACTTTTCATATATCATTTTAGCAGCAGTTGGTCGGAAATTACTTACTGCTTGTGTGCCCGTGTATATTTTTAGTGATTGTCTTAGTCTGTTTTCACGAAATGTGTTCTTTGAACCTTCATTTTCACCTTTATATGTAGTTGAAGACCACCTCCAACATTTTTTAATAACAGATTTAAATTTATCATCGTCTAAAAAGGTTTCCATTGGTGTTCTTGTAGCATTACCACATTGAACTTCCCAAAAATGTGGAAAATATGTCCAAGCTAATCTTAAACCATGCATAGTCTGAATAATCTTGTTATCTTTGAATATCGTGTCCGTATCAAACCTTTGCATCTTTCTCATATGTTGATGTTTTTCATCTTCTCGTATAGTGTAATGTGGAAATCCATGTTTTCTGTAATAGTTAAAAATAACTTCTACACCATAGTCAACATCGTGGTCATCAAGATTATTAATAACCTTTTCAAACTCAACATCACCCCCATCATATCCAAGTATATCTGTTAATATAGCTGGATTACTAATCACTCATTAAATCCTCATAACGAGCAGATAATATAGCTTTTGTTTGATTATCTCTATTATTAATCTTATGTTGAACACCCTTACCTTGAACTGAATTAGCTTCAAAAATCTCAATCTTACCGATGTTGGTATTTATCTTTGCTGGATATGTTAATCCATCAGGACCAAATCTATTTTTAATTATATGAAACCTACCGGTATTACCTATCTTATCTTCTATCTTACGACTCAATGATATAACAAAGTCTGCTGTCATAACCTTAGTATAAGATTCAGCAACCTTACTAGCTTCAATTACATCCTCATCTAACGCACTTCTGTTAGCCTGTGATGCCGTCCATATTGGTATTTGCATCTCACCAGCCATTCCACGTAAATCCTCATAGATATTTCCAAGAGCGTGTCTCATCTCTTGTGCTTTACCGACATCTTTCATAATATCAGCATAATCAACCAATACCATATCTACTTTTGTACCAAATGTAGTTACTTTCTTTAAATGAGCAGATAATGTATTTACCGTACAAGCTTTAGTTGGGTAATACTTAATGGTTAAGCTACCTTTTAAATCATATAACTTTTCCATTACTTCTTCTTTGTGATATTTAAGATTTTGACTTTCTACGCCGGTAAAAATACTATCGTATCTCAAACCAACATAAGCTTCATTTAACTCTAAGGTATAATGAACTACATTTAATCCTTGTGAGATAGCATAAGCACCCATAGCACTTAACACCCAAGATTTACCGATACCAGCAGGAGCAACTACAACCCCTAACTCACCAGCACCTAAACCACCTTGCATCAACTCATTTATAATATCCCACGGAGTTGGTGATGTAATTCTTGCCGTATCTGAATATCTTTCTTCTATATCTACTAAATAATCATGCCCTAAGTTTCTTTCAACCCCAGCTTGCATAGCAGAGTCAATAAGTGATTTTATTTCATCGGTATTACCATCCATTTCTAGTATTTGTGCTGATTGGATGACGGCATCCTTTAAAACTTGTGTTTTGTGAAATTCTAATGCCTTATCTTTGATATATTCTAACTCTTAAAAATCTCTTTTAGTGAATCTTTTACATTTACTTGAAGTAATTCCGACTCTATTTCCTTTATTTTAATCTTAAACACTTCCATAGTGATGGTTGTTTTATATTCATTGTAATATTCACGGATTTCTTTAACAATCCACTTAAAACCATCATTATCAATATACTTTTCGTCTAATATATCAACAATTTGTTCCAAGAACAGCTTATCGGTTATTAAACATACGATAAACTTTACTTGAAAGCTATATCCAAATTCTGAAATGTTTTTTGTTTTATTCATTTTTTATTTTTCCAATAGTGGTCAAGGATATGAAACTCTGTTATCCAATTATCAAAATTAGGTATCTGCCCCCATAATTTATCCTTTACAAATAAGGTTTGCAACTGATATTTTACTAAACTTGGCGCCATACATTTGACCGAATCTCCGATTTTTAGTTTTATCTGATTTTTTATGTCAGGATCTGATAATTGCATCAATAAGTAATTCCTCTTTACTATTAACTCATTATCTTTTATTAGATTTGATACCCTACTATCTTTAGAGTTAGCCATATCTAAAAGGTCTTTAGTTGTAAAGGTTTTATCTTCTGCTAGAAGTGGAAACTCTTTAACTAAAGTTTTAACACCTACACCCCTTACTCCAGGTATTTCGTCTGATTTATCCCCATCTATCACCCTACAAGTTAACACATTTTGTGGGTAAACTCCAAACTCTTTTCTTATTAAATCTCTATCATATAGAACTTTTTTTGTAGGTGAATAAAGCTTTACTCTTTCATCTACTAATTGATAGAAATCTTTATCAGAGGACATTATTGTGAAATTACTTTTATTTAAAACCGAATTGGGGATATAACTCATTATATCGTCTGCTTCTAAGTTATCAATTGATATAAGAGTTAGTGGTAAACACTCCAAATACTCAACTAGTCGTTTAAGTTGCATTCCCATACTTTCTCGTTCATTGTGTGGACCTCCACCCCAATCTACAAGACGATTTAGTCTGCTTCTAACTTTACGACCAGCTTTGTATTGTGGATATATCTTTTG